AGGCCCAGCAGGCGCAACTCATGCTGACGGTCTCCGGCCCGATCGCGGTCAAGCAGTTCATCGCCAAGGGCTACGCGGTTGACCGCTCGATGGACATGGCGCGCGCCGGCCTCTCCCTACGCACCCAGCAATGGGCGCTCGCGGCAGGTCGGATGCTGATCCGCAACACGACGAGGCGTGACCGTGAGGCTCGCGGCTATCGGCGCGTGACGGACGGCTCCCCGTGCGCTTTCTGCGCCATGCTCGTCGCCCGCGACATCACGCGCGGCGACTTCCGGGACGCGAGTTTCAAGGCGCACCGCAACTGCGGATGCTCGGCGGAGCCGGTCTACGGCGAGGTGGTCCTGACCGACACCGAGGAAGCGTGGGTCGGAGCCTATGACGACGCCGCAAAGGCTGCCCGCGCCGCTGGCGAGAAGATCACGCAGCGCACCGTCCTGCCCCGCATGCGGCGCATGCACCCAGACCTGTTCAGCGACGGCGTGCGCGCCCGCTGAGCAAGCAAGGCCGCCCCGGTGGTGGCAACCCACTAGAGCCCCCGGAGGGCCCGATGAAGGCACGACTGTTCCACAACCCCCGACTCCGCTTCATCGTCGAACCCGACGGCGACGCGGGCGGCGGTCAGGAAGCAGAGCAGGACGGATCCACCGAGACGGAGGCCCAGGAGGTCGACGAGACGGAGCCGGACGACAAGGCCGACGAGGCTGCGGACCCGGCGAAGCTGCTCGACAAGATCCGCAAGGTCAACTCCGAGAACGCCAACCTCCGCAAGCGCGCCAAGGAAGCCGAGCAGAAGGCTGCCGGCGGTGACGAGGCGACCAAGCAGGCGACGGCCCTGGCGGCCGAGAACATGCGCCTCAAGGTCGGACTCAAGCACGGCTTGCCCGAGGCGGTCATCGACCGCCTCAAGGGTGAGACCGAGGAGGAACTGCTCGCGGACGCTCAGGCGCTCCTCGAGCTGCTGGCACCCAAGGGCCCCCCGACGCGATCCCCGCGCGCACCGCTCGGTGGCGCAGGGTCCGGCCGGGAGGTCGAGGAGACCGACCTGTCCAAGCTCGGCGAGCGGATGTTCCGCCGCTGAGGCATGCCCCCGCACCGCCCACGCCGTGTCGGCTGGCTGCGGCACCACACCTACCCCTCTAGGAGGAACCGACATGGCGAACACTCTCTGGACTCCGGACCAGGCGGCGCGCTCGACGCTCGCTGCCCTGCGCTGGCTCACCACCCTTCCCCGCACCGTGCGTCAGGACTTCTCGCAGGAGTTCGTCGCGGGCCGCGGGCAGACCATCAACGTGCGTAAGCCGATCTCGGCGGGCACGGCGCACACGTACACCGCGGCCGACCGTGCTGCTCGCACGGCGATCACGTTCAACGACCTCACGGAGACGTGGGTTCCGGTCACGATGGACACCCAGGTGTACAACGCGATCCGGCTCCCGGACGACTTCGCGACGTTCAACCTCGAGTCGCTCGAGCGTCAGGTGCTCGTCCCCCAGGCCGAGTCGGTCGTGGACGAGCTCACTGCGCCGCTCGTCGACGAGATGGAGGCGATCGCGTCCGACACCGGGCTGGCGATCGCCGCTGACGGGTCGAACGCCCTCGAGGTCGTCACGCGCGCTCGTCGCATCCTCAACGCCCGCAAGGTGCCGTTCGCGGACCGCTTCCTCGCGGTCGGCTCTGGCGTCGCCGAGCGTCTGCTGAACCTCGACCAGCTCACCAAGGTCAACGAGGCCGGCACGGACGGCGC